TCATCGCCCGGTTCCTCTTCAGCAAATGGTGTGCGCCGCTTGCGGTTTGGAGTTGCAGTAGCAGTCGAGCCATCAGCGAACGGATCACGGAAGCCAGCATTAGACTTCTCCATGTCGTCACCCATACAACGAGCGAACGCGCGAGCACGATACATGTTCGAAAACATTTCGTTGCTGCCCATCCTCTCAGCTGTTTGTAGCTCCGTTTCTACTCAGTGGGCAAACAGGAAAATCCCTGTGTCGAAACATAATCCTACAGCGCCCTCAACTCCATATAGTTCACTGGGAGTCCTGTTGTACGCCTGACACATCTGCCACGCCGTCCAAGCTTTGCGTCTGTTGTAGAACACTTTTCAAGTCGTCCATATCACGCCCAAACGCTGCTCCGAAAATGTACATGCGCTCGAAAGAGTCGATATGGTCGAGAAGTGCTACTGGCGTGAAGTTTGGATCGAGCCAATCAGCTTCGTTTCCGTAGTTGACTAGGTTTGGATCCTGTGTGATTTTCGGCTTCAAACAGCATGCCATAACCACAGTATCAATGGCCCGCAACATCTTCTGCAAAGCCTCTGGATTCTCCTGAACTGTGTCCGTCATGAGCTTTTCGCGCTCACTCTCGGACAAGGTGTCCTCCAACAGAATTGGAGTGAAAGTGTCCAGATACTGCATCAAGTCCAACTTCAGCAGATCATCGCGTTCCATACGCGCCACCAAACACACCTGACCAGATGGCAACGTCAGATCGAATGTCACGCGCTGCTTGGCCCGCCAACCTGTAACGGCATAGGGGTTGGCTACCGCCTGTTGCGGAGCCACCGGCGCACCGGAGAAGTCCTCAGGCACGACATTGTGGCGAGGCACAGACTCCGCTGCGGCCGCGCGGGATGCCGCGCGAGCCTCGGCCTCATCGTAATGCTCGGCGTCCGCTTCCAACGCTGCTGATCGCGGTGTCCTGCGTTTCGGCTGTTTTGCCTTAGGCGCCTTTTGCGAGCGTTTGCCGCTAGGCGGGGCGGGTACCTGTGTCATATTGGCCTCCTTGGGCTCTCATTCGTCTGCTCCCTTATGAAGTCAGAACGCTGACAGGTGTGCTGAAGTCACCGAGCGTGGTGCCGCCCTTGTTGTATGCCACTCGGAACTGGTATGCCGTAGCCGAAGTGAGGCTGGACACAGTAGCCGAGTTGGTCGTTGCCTGAGGCGTGACGTTGGTCCAAGTGACACCGGCATCGATGGACTTCTGAAGTTGGTACGTGTCAGAACTACCAACGTTGTCGAAGCCGGGAATCTGGTCCCACAACAGCTGAGCAGAAGTCGAAGCAATTGTACCAGCATGCAGCCCAGTGGGAATCGCCAGAGGGTTGGCCTCAGGAGTGGTGCTCAGAGGCGAGTCAGTCTCGTTCTGAATCCACTCATACAACCACCGGCCAGCGTCACCGACAAGCGGAAGACCAACGCCGTCAATGGAACTCGTCATGAACGAACCGCCACGGCGGTCACCTTGAATACGGCCGTTAGCCTTGCAGCGGTAGATGCGGCCGATCACGTTACCGCCAGAGTCGGACACGCTACGTCCGTCAGCACGGAAGTACGGGCGCTGGTCGTCACCGCTCTTGCGCATGCGCACCTTGCGGTTTGGCGTCACGCCCTCTTCCAGCACCATGCCGCCCGAAATGATGGACCAGCACTTGATCGGCAGCCCGCCAGCCTCCAGGGACCAGTCCACCTGCGGACCACGACCGTGAACGGCAACCAGGACATCGTCACCGCGAAGCTCGTCAAACTGTTCGGTCTCACTGAAGCCCATGGTCATTGCGACAGGCATGGGGTAACTCGTGTTGGCCAGGATCGTGCCCTGTGCGTCAACGTACGGCGTCAGCATCAACTGGCGAAGGCCGTAGGGGTAAGGGTTAGGCAGACTGGTGCTCATTGCTCCGCTTCCTTGCTACTGGATCTTGTTGGTAAATAACGGTATCCACTAGCGCACCGGTCTTGAGGCTGAAGTAGTGGAACACGCTCACAGCCCTGCCTTGGGTGCATTTGATATGGTGACACTTTTGTTCGAGACAACGCTCGCCATGGTGAGTGCGCACGATACCGTGCAATGTGCCTGCACATCGCATTTCGGCATCGTCAGCTCTCCCACGCGGCACTAGTCCTCGTCGTCCTCGTCGTCCAGCAACTGGACCAGCTGACCATCGTCATCATAGTCAACTTCCAAGAAGCTGTGGGCATTGGTTCCATGCTGAACATCGTCAATCAGCAAGTAGTCCAACTGCTCGTCAGTGAACTTGTTCGATTCGATCATAAAGTCATTTTGCGGACTCCAGCTGAAGGTTTGGTGACCTGCATCCTTGTCCTTTGGGGTGAATCCCAGTGTCGCCCAGTCATACGGGCGAATGATTCGATGGCTAGCCGGGCCAACATATTTCACGAATGGGCCCTTGCGGGTCTTGCGCGCCACACGACGCTGTCGGCGAGCGACAACACCAGGCGGCTGCGGCATACCCGACGTCAGCACATTGCGTGACTTCTCGTCAGGACGCTCCACGCTGGCCTGTGCCTGGACCTTGTCGGCCTCTTCACGAGCCTTCTTCTGCGCCGCAGTCTCAGCCATGTTTGTTACCTTCCTGTGTTATCCGCTGCCAACGATACGGTATGACGCTGAGCGGCAGTATGTTTGGTATCCATCGTCCTTAAGATCACGCGAACGTCCTTGAGGCTCAACGCAAGTCACCGTTCTATTGTCAGCACCGGTCACGCCAACTATAGCCGACAGGACTCCATCGAGAATGTCCAATGTGTCATCGATGTGATCGAAATCTGTTGAGAATTCACGATACATGTGAACCCAAATAGCCAAGTTGCGCCAACCATGTTGCAACGTAGCATCGTCACCTTGAATCCCGGTATCGTTCTCTTCCCACCGCAACACCATGAACATCTTGTCCGAAGGCCGTTGATCACCATCGTAATTCGGCAACACATTGGAATCGTTAAAGCCGAGATCAATCAGCTGACTATCAGTGAGAATGGCATCGAGGATTGCAGCCCTACTCATCACGACCTCCGCGTCGTGCGAGTCGTGTTGGTAGCTCTGCTCTTCGCTGTGCGCTTCGCCCGCCGCGTTTCACGCTCGGTGCGTGTCTTCGTGCCCTGGGACGTTCCCTGCTTACTCACACCTGGCAAATCCAGCGTAGCCCGTACGTTAGGCACAGGCCGGTCCAAGTCTTTGAACAAATCACCAAGCGTCTTCATGACCGCTTTACCCATCTCGACTACAATGGGCATAATGATCTGGAACTTACCGGAGTTGGCTACTTCCAGCCAAATTCCATAGTCAACGCCATGAGCAAACGTCATCGTGTGCGTAGTAAAGCCAATCGCACCAGAGCCAGAGTGATCGACATCACCGTTCAAACCAGAACGCGCAGCGCCGGTACGGTCTGTCCACGGCGCCTTCAACTTCGCTTGGTCAACGCCCTTTTTGGTTCCGAAATCCGTTGTAAGCGTGATATACTTGTTGACCTTGGGACCGAACTCCGCAATGTTCTTACGCAGTTCTATGTCGTCCAGTTTGAAGTCAACACGACCCACTACTTGGCCCCGGCATCCTTCTTGTAGGCTTCCAGAAGTCGCTCCTGAAGCTCCTTCTTGTTGCCCGACACCGGCTCATCGAATTCATGAAGCTCTGCCTTCAGCTCATCCACATTGAGCTCAGCAATCTCCGCTTTCGCAGCCTCTTCATCGAAATCGTCATCGCCGCTGAGAATGCCATCACCCTCACCATCGACAACTTCCTGCGTCAGCGGATGGTCACGCGGCAAAGGCACACGACCTTCATTGGTTTCACCTTCCACGATCAACGGCCCTTGCTGTACCCCGCCCAGGGCACCGACATACGTCGGCTGAGGCGGGTCTGCAACATCTTCCACTTCAGCGCGATCCAGGGCAACCTGGATGTCCACTGGATGGCCCTCAGAGTGAACATCAGCCTGGCCATGGCGCCGTTCGTTTTCCGCGATGAGGTAGTCCAGCGACCACTCGTGGCAGTACTTGATCTGCTCGGCGGTGAACGGCTTGGACTGGTCCAGATCCATCGACATCTGTTGACTCCTATCGGGTCTTGCTGGCGTCTGCTGTGTAGCTCGTGGGCGGCGCGTAAGTCGTGCCGGAGCCAATCTGGACGATCACGGCTCCTGTGCGACGCCGAATACCAGTGCCGAAGCCGTGAATGTAGTAGCCGTCCACCAGCGGATAGCGCTGCTGGTTCCCAGGCAGTAGTCGCATGCCCCGCCACTCAG